AGGAGAGGGGGCTAAAGCCCTCTCTCCGTTACGTAGGGGAGATGCCTGCCCGGTCGATCCGGTGCCTGCATCGCGCACCGTGGTCATGGCCATCGACCTGGGCACCACGACCGGCTGGGCCATGCGAGCGATGGATGGTCAGATCGGGCACGGCTTCGCGAGCTTCCGGCCCAGCCGCTATGAGGGCGGTGGCATGCGCTACCTGCGCTTCAAGCGGTGGCTCTCCGACATGCGCCACCTGGCCACCGACATCCACAGCGTGTACTTCGAGGAAGTGCGTCGGCACGCCGGGGTGGACGCCGCCCATGTGTACGGCGGTCTGCTGGCCACGCTGACTGCCTGGTGCGAGCACCACAACCTGCCGTACCAGGGTGTGCCGGTGGGCACGATCAAGAAGCACGCCACCGGCAAAGGTAACGCCAGCAAGGACGAGGTCATCCAGTCCATGCGGGCACTGGGCCACCCGGTGACTGATGACAACGAAGCGGATGCCCTGGCGCTGTTGCACTGGGCTTTGGACACACAGGAGGGATGAGCATGGTTGCAGCAACACTCGAATGGACGACGGACGACGTCGCCAACTGGCTCATCGAAGCGGCGCGCACGGCGCATCGCTTGCCACCGGTCAGGGTGCAAGGCCACTTCAACTGCTGGCCCACCATCGTGCGATCGGAGTACGAACGCATGGCCAGCGACGATGCGCCGGTCTACCGCTTCCCACCCACGCCCGCCGAGGTCGAACGCATGCTCGTGGTCATGCAGTGGGTGCAGTGCCTGCGCACCGATCAACGCAAGCTGGTGTGGATGCGGGCCGAGCGGTGGCGCTGGCACGACATTGGCAAACGCTTCGGTGTGGCACCCCGTACCGCGCAGCGCCACTGGGAAGTCGCAATCCAGGTCATCACCGACCATCTTTCCCAGGGAGGTTGATAGACGTTTCGTGGTGCAGCGAAGCCATTCCTACCAATGCGGACAGATGCGAAAGAAACGCGATTTTGAGGGTGTCGCGTTTTGTCCGGATTCACGATAAATTCTGTCTACGGTCGCGAGAGATGCGTCTCCGACCACATCAACTTCAAGAACCCGCCCGGTGGCCCATGTGGCATGACCTGGCGGGTTTTTCACTTCTGGTCCCCATGAACCCCATCCACATCGAGTACCGCCAGGTCGAGGCGCTGATCCCCTATGCCCGCAATGCCAAGCAGCATTCGGAGGCACAGGTGGCCCAGATCGCGGCCAGCATCCGTGAGTTCGGCTGGGGCGCACCGATCCTGATCGATGGCCAAAACAACGTGATCGCCGGTCACGGCCGTTTGCTGGCAGCGCGCAAGCTCGGTCTGCCCGAGGTGCCTGTTGTGCCCCTGGACCACCTGTCCGACACCCAGCGTCGCGCCCTGATCCTGGCCGACAACAAAATCGGTGAGAACGCATCCTGGGAAGACGAGTTGCTGGGCATCGAATTGGCCGACCTGAAGGACGCCGGATTCGACCTGGGCCTGACCGGTTTCTCGCAAGAGGAGTGGGAGGCCCTGATCGCTGGCGAGGAAGCCACCAAGGATGGCCTGACTGATGAGGACGCTGTGCCCGAGGTCAGTGAAACGCCCATCTCCAAAACGGGGGATGTCTGGATCCTGGGCGAGCACAAGCTGCTGTGTGGCGACGCCACCAAGGCTGATGACTTCAAGGCCCTGCTGGGTGATGAACTGGTGGACATGACCTTCACCGATCCGCCCTACAACGTGAACTACGCCAACACGGCCAAGGACAAGATGCGTGGCAAGAACCGTCCGATCATGAACGACAACCTGGGCGATGGTTTCGGCAGCTTCCTGACGGACGCCTGCACCAACATCCTGACCCACACCAAGGGCGCTGTGTACATCGCAATGAGTTCGTCGGAACTGGACACGTTGCAGTCAGCATTCCGTGCTGCAGGCGGTCGCTGGTCTACGTTCATCATCTGGGCCAAGAACACTTTCACGCTCGGACGCGCGGACTACCAGCGCCAGTACGAGCCCATCCTGTACGGCTGGCGCGACGGTGCCGATCACTTCTGGTGCGGTGCCCGTGACCAGGGCGATGTCTGGAACGTCAAGAAGCCACAGAAGAACGATCTGCACCCGACGATGAAGCCGGTGGAGTTGGTGGAGCGCGCCGTGCGCAACAGCAGCAAGACCCGCGACCTGGTCCTCGATCCCTTCGGTGGCTCGGGCTCAACGTTGATCGCCTGCGAAAAATCAGGACGTCGTGCCCGGCTCATTGAACTCGATCCCAAGTACGTCGACGTGATCGTCAAGCGTTGGGAGGAGTTCACCGGGAAAAAGGCAGTGCGGGTCGGTGACCCGGTGCCGGAGCAGGAACCTGCTCTGGAGCCTGTTTAACCCAGTCAGGCGACGCGGTAAATCCGCTGTCCACCAGCCTCCTTCGTCGAGGTGATCTCCAGGCCGAGCTTCTTCTTGAATGCGCCGGCAAACGTTCCCCTGACCGTATGGGCTTGCCACTGAGTGGCCTCGCAGATCTGTTCGATCGTGGCGCCCTCGGGACGCTTGAGCATCGCGATCACCTGCGCCTGCTTGCTGTTGCCCCGTGTCCGATGTTTCGCAGCCGTCGCGGTCTCGATGACCTCGTCGATGGCCTGGGCGCTCACAGGCGCCTTGCGTGGCACACCCAAGGCCTCGTAGCCCTCAGCGGCCACGAACCAGTCCTTGCCGTCGTAAGTGATCAGGGCGCGTTTGAACAGGCCGTCGATCACTTTCTGGCGCGCACCGCCTTTGATGTTCTCAGGGAACCAGGCGATCTTGCCCTCGGTGTGCTGATGGGCATGGGAAAGGATGGCTTGCTGGGCGGGAGTGAGTTGGATGGTCATGGTGTGCTCCGATCAGTATTGGGTGTGAATGGGTGTGGTTTTGGTTTGAGCGGCTTTGAGGCCAGCCTCGTAGGCGGCTTGCAACGCGGCCTTGACGCCCCAGACGCTCACGTCGTGAAAGTCGAGCCGGTCGCTGCTCTGGGTTTCCAGGGTGTCGATGAACAGGTGCTGCTTGGCGATCTGCTCGAGCAGCTGGTTGAGCTTCGTGTTGGTCTTCATTCGGCGATTCCTTTGGTTGGTTGATGGTGTTCGTATGAACGCTCTGTTTCCAGAGGAAGCCAAGCGGAATCTCCGAAGCAGTTGCTTCTTTCTTGAATCAGTTGGAAACCTCGCGAAATGCCCCGCAGCGCACCCACTCCCTGTCGGTACCCAGGGTGCGCAGCCGTGGTGGCAACGCCGGGGTTTTGCGAGGCGCACAGGCCGTTGATCCACCGCGATTACGGGCGTGCGCGGCGCGGTTTCGATGCCGAGGTCGGCTTCTACCAATCACGGCAGTGGCGCTCGGTGCGGGCGGCCTTCCTGCGTGAGCACCCGCTGTGTGGCGCCTGTGGTGCCAAGGGTCTGCTGGTGGCTGCTCGGGTCGTGGACCACGTACAGCCAATCAAGGAGGGTGGCGCACGGTTTGACACGGCCAACCTGCAGTCGCTGTGCGTGCCCTGTCACAACAGCAAGACCGCACGCGAGTCAGCGGCACGGTCGGGTCCCCCCAGGGGGGGATAAATCTCTACGGTTGGCAAGCCGCGATGCGCGCGCCTGCCTAAATTTTTCCGCGTGCAAATTGAAACAGGGGGGGGCCCCCCGGATGGGGATATTCATGGCCGGTCGTAAGCCGCTGCCGACCAAAGTCAAGCAGATCAAAGGGACGCTCCAGAAGTGCCGTACCAACCTGCGGGAACCCAAGCCCCAAGGGGATCTGGTCGATCCGCCCGATTACATGCCCGAGGGGGCCAAGGCCGCTTGGCGCTATGCGCTCGAATGTGCGCCTCCCCATCTGCTCAAGCGTCTGGACATGTCGGTCCTGGAAATCTGGGCCTGCGCCGCAGATCTGTACCGCAAGGCGCAGGCAGGCATCGCCAAGACTGGCTTACTGGTCAAAGCCCCAAACACGGGCGTGCCGATGCAGTCACCGTACCTGGCCATTGCCAACAAGCAGGCTCAGATCATGACCAAGGCCGCCACGGAGATGGGTTTCACCCCGGCTTCGCGTTCAAGGGTCGCATTGCCCATCGAGTCTGCCGAGGACGCTTTTGACCCCTGGGCGGACATTGCCGGTTGATGGACGCATCGAATTACGCGGCGGCTGCTAAACAGTACGCCGAGCAGGTGGTGTCTGGGGAAATCCTGGCTTGTCGCTGGGTGCAGCGGGCCTGTCAGCGACAACTGGATGACCTCGCCAAGTTCAAAGGAAAAGCCAGCCCCTACCTTTTCAACCCCAAGCTCACGGACAAGGACGGCAGGGGCTTCCAGCCGGCCGACAACCTGTGCGCGTTCATCGAGCGCTTGCCCCATGTGAAAGGGCCGCTGGCAGGCGAGCCGATTCAACTGGAGCCCTGGCAGGCCTTCATCCTGACGACGGTTTTCGGATGGGTCAAACCCAATGGCACGCGGCGCTTTCGGCGCTCGTACATCGAGGTGCCTCGGGGTAACGCCAAGTCGACCCTGTCCTCGGCCGTAGCCCTTTACATGCTGGCGGCCGACCGTGAAGGCGGTGCCGAGGTGTATTCGCTGGCCACCACACGGGATCAGGCACGGATCGTGTTTGGCGATGCGCAGACCATGGCCAGACGGAGCCCAGGCTTTCGGCGCAGGTTTTCGGTGGAGGTTGGCGCGCACAACATGCATGTGCTGGCCTCAGGCTCAAAGTTTGAAGCCTTATCGGCTGAGGGCTCGACCCTGGACGGTCTGAACATCCACTTCGGATGCGTGGACGAGCTTCATGCACATAAGACCCGCACCGTCTACGACGTGGTCGAAACCGGTACCGGCAAGCGAGACAACTCGTTGCTCTGGGTGATCACCACCGCAGGGAGCAATCGAGCCGGCATCTGCTACGAGGTTCGGACCTTCGTGACCAAGTTGCTCGATGGCGTGTTTGAAGATGACACCCAGTTCGGAATCATCTACGGCTTGGACGACGGGGACGACTGGACTTCCGAGAGTGCGCTGATCAAGGCCAATCCCAACTGGGGTATCTCAGTACGACCGGAAGTCCTGGTGCCGCTGCAGGCCAAGGCCATGCAGTTGCCCAGCGCGGTCAACAACTTCAAGACCAAGCACCTCAATGAGTGGGTCAACGCGGATACCGCGTGGATGGACATGCGGGCCTGGGATGCCTGTGGCGACCCGACGCTCGACATCGAGGCCTTCACCGGCCAGCCTTGCTGGATCGGACTGGATCTGGCCAGTAAGACGGACATCGCGGCGTTGGTACTGGTGTTTCCGCACCCCGAAGTTGCAGACGCCTTCGTGGTCTTTGGCAAGTACTACCTGCCCGAGGACACGGTAGCCGCCGCGGGCAACAGCCAGTACGACGGCTGGATGCGCACTGGTCGTCTGACCGTGACGCCTGGAAACGTGATTGATTTCGGCTGGATTGAGGCAGACCTCCTGGAGATGGCCTCGCGGTTTGAGGTGCAAGCAGTGGCCTTTGACCCGTTTCAGGCCACGCAACTCTCGACTCGGATGCTGGCTGAAGGCCTGCCCATGATCGAAGTGCGTCCGACAGTGCTTAACTTCAGCGAGCCGATGAAGACGCTCGAAGCCCTGGTGCTTCAGAAAAAGCTCACCCATGACGGCGACCCGGTGCTCACCTGGATGGCCAGCAACGTGGTGGCGCACCTGGACGTCAAAGACAACATTTACCCACGCAAGGAGCGAGCAGAGAACAAGATCGACGGCATCGTGGCACTGATCATGGCGCTCTCTCGGGCTATCAAGCCCGGGGAGAACGTGGTGCTGGGATCCGACTACGAATTGATGCTGCTCTGAGCTGATGGGACTACTGAGCTTCTTCGACCGGTTCCGGGCGTCCAGCGATGACCGCTCAGCTTGGGGAGACTTCTGGTTTGAACCCGTATCGGCCAGGACATCCAGTGGCGTTCGAGTCACCCCTGATGCGTCCCTTCGACTCTCGGCGGTTTATGCCTGCGTGCGCATTCTGTCCGAGACGATGGCGTCTCTTCCCATCGTGCTCTACCGAAAGCGGGCCGATGGTGGAAAAGACCGGGTTACCGATCACTGGCTGCACACATTGCTTTGCCGCCGGCCCAACCGGTACCAAAACCCATTCGAGTGGCGGGAGATGTTGCAAGGCCATCTGGCGCTGCGCGGCAACGCGTATTGCCAGATCATCACCAACCCCCGCGGCGAGATCGTGGAGTTGGTGCCGATCCACCCTGACCGAGTGCGGATGGAAATACTGCGCTCGGGTGAGTTTCGCTACCGGGTGACAGACCGATTTGGCGATGAAACAGTCCTGCCGCGTGGGGATGTCTGGCATCTGCGGGGTCTGTCTTCAGACGGCTTGATGGGCATGAGCCCGATTGAGCTGGCCCGGGAGAGCCTAGGGATGGCCTTGGCTGCCCAGGACTACGGCGCACGGTTTTTTGCCAATGACGCCAAACCTACAGGTGGCTGGATCGAGTTTCCCGGGTCGTTCAAGGATGCCGAGGCCAAGAAGGTCTTTCGCGAGTCTTACCAGGCAGCGCAGTCCGGCGCCAACCGCGGCAAGGTGCTGGTCCTGGAAAACGGGATGAAGTTCCACGAGGTGGGCGTGACCAACAAGGACGCTCAGTTCTTGGAGCTTCGCAAGTTTCAGATCACGGACATCGCCCGGATCTTCCGGGTGCCGCCCCACATGATTGCGGATCTGGATCGTGCCACCTTCTCGAACATTGAGCAGCAATCGCTCGAATTCGTGATGCACACCATGACGCCATGGGCGGAGCGTTGGGAGGCGTCGATCGGCTCTGAACTGCTGCTCGATGGCGACGATCTGGAAGTCGAGTTCGATTTTGCGAACCTGATGCGTGGAGACGCAGCCAGCCGATCGGCTTACTACCAAAGCGGCATTCAAAACGGCTGGCTCACCCGCAACGAAGCTCGGGTGGCGGAGAACCTCAATCCGTTGGAAGGTCTGGACGAGCCCTTGCGGCCTCTCAACATGGTGGAGGAAGGTGACGCCGAGGAGGCCGAGCCAACTGATGCCGGGGCGGACAGCGAAATGGAGCCGCAGGAGCCGGTCGATGAGCAAGCCCGCGCGCGGCTACGTGCCGTGCTGACAAGTGCGGCTGAACGCTGGGCTCGACGCATCAGTCGATCTGGCGCGATTGATGAAAAGGAGATCGGCCTCATTGCAGAAGCCTTGGCCGTACCCATGGCAGACGCCGAGCGCTGGGCACAAGAACAGGACGGTCGGGATCTTTCAGAGCCAGACCTGCGCCAATCACTCATTCAACTGGGAATGAATCCATGAATCACCAATTGCTGGTCGCAGAGTTTCTGGCGACCCCCTGGGCCTTGATGCCCGAAAGACTTAACGCCCTGGCAGGCGTGGTCATGCGCTGGTCTGCGGGCATCCCTGCTGAGTCCGAGAACATGATCCGAATCCAGGCCGATCGCGTGATCCGCGACTCGCGGCGTCAGGCCGCGGCGGTGCAGTCCTCTGGCGGGATCGCAGTGCTGCCGCTTTATGGTGTGGTCACTCAGCGCGGGAATATGGTCGAGGATGTATCTGGGCCGGGCAGCACCAGCACGCAGCAGTTTTCTGCGGCGCTGCGCCAGTTGCTCGCCGACGATACGGTCGGCCAGATCCTGATCGATATCGATAGCCCGGGTGGCAGTGTCTACGGGGTGGCCGAGCTTGCCGATGAAATCCAGTCCGCCCGAAGCCAAAAGCCGATCGTCGCCGTGGCCAACTCACTGGCAGCCTCAGCCGCATACTGGATTGGATGCTCTGCCAACGAGTTCTATGTCACCCCGGGTGGCGAGGTAGGGTCGATTGGCGTATGGCAAGCCCACCAGGACTACAGCCGTGCGCTGGATGAGGCGGGCGTCAAAACCACCCTGATCTCGGCAGGCAAGTTCAAGGTTGAAGGCAACCCCTACAGCCCGCTGGATGCAGAGGCCCAGTCCTTCATGCAATCCCGAGTGGACGATTACTACGCTGCTTTCACCAAGGCCGTGGCCCGTGGCCGCGGGGTGCCGATCTCCCAGGTCCGCGAAGGTATGGGCCAGGGGCGCGTTCTCGGGGCCGATGCAGCGCTGGCACAGAACATGGTCGATGGCATCGCCACCCTGGACGATGTCATCAAAAAAATGCGACGCGATGCCCGGCAACTGAGTAAGCCCGGAGCCACCCGTCTGAGGCAAGCCCGGAGCGCCCTGGCTTTGCTGTAACCCCATCCCGGAACTGCTCCGTCGAGCAGCGCCTGGTCCGAATACGACCCGACGGTCGTTACCCGTTTCATTCCATCCGAGCCGCCACACCGAGAGGTGATGGGCGGCATTTTCATTTCTGGAGAACCCAAATGAGTAAGCAACTCCGTGAACTGCAGGCTCGCAAAGC